CAACCTACCAGAAAAACTTTCTATTGCTTTACGCTCTTCTATAAAACAGAAGATAATATAAATGAACTAAATAGGCAATTAGAATCATTATGTAAAAAATTTATGTACGGACGTGAAATTTGTCCAGTAACACAAAAATGCCACTTACAAGGATTTATCCACCTGAAGAAAGCTATGAGAATTACAGAAATTAAATTAATTTGTAATCCACACCTTGAGCCGTGTCAGGGAAATGAAGAACAAAATGTAAAATACTGCTCCAAAGAAAATAATATTTACAAGTGGGGATTTCCCAAACCATTGAAATTAATTACACCTAATAAGGATTGGCAAATAGATATTTTAGATATAATCAAAAATGAACCTGATGATCGTAAGGTTTATTGGTTTTGGTCTCAAGAAGGGGGAGTCGGCAAAAGCCAATTTTGTAAATATTTATTGGCAACCACAAAATGTGTTTTTATTGATGAAGGTAAAAAAGCTGATATAATGTATAGCATAATGGAAGCAGATATGGACTTAACAAATTTAGTTTTGTTCGACATTCCAAGAGATAATGGCAATAAAGTTTCCTATAAAAGTATTGAAAGTATTAAAAATGGAGTAGTATATTCTCCCAAGTATGAATCCAAGCACAAGTTATTTAATTCACCACACGTAATATGCTTTGCGAATAAAATTCCAGAGTTTGAATCAATGTCAAACGATAGATGGGTTGTGCGTGAAATTTTTTAATACTATTTTTTTAACTAATTTAATATAAAACTAGATTAGTTAAAAAAGACAACGATAAAATGTCGTAGCCTTTCGCCGCAAGCAGAGCATTGCTGACGATAATGGGGCCCCTACCCCATTACGTCGCGAAACGCAACAACATTTTTCGATAACCTTGCTATTTTTAACCGCCTCATAGCCGGCGAGGCCTAGGTAATAAATATATTAGTTTATTTAATATATTTATATTATTAAGCGTCTTCATATTGAATATCAATCCAAAATTCCATATCAAATAGAATTGCCGTTGATGGTAGAACTCCACCATTAGCAGATACAGCTTGATACATAAAAAATAAATTTTTATTCAAATTTGTTGCGGTTCCATCATTAAATTTAAGTGTTTTATTGACCATATTAGTCATATTAACTTTACCCATACAATTTAATTTAAAATCGTTATTAGCATAACTTTGATTACCAGCAGATGATCCAGTACCACCATAATTGGAAAAACCACATTTATGAGACCAACGCTTTTTAATAACCCAATAATCTTTATTTATAACACTAACCAAATCTCGTAATCTACCAGCAGGAGCAGCAGTTGTCGACCCTGATTGATAAAGCTGACTTATATCAGCAGCCACAGGTATGGTATTTGGAGTTCCTCTAAGATGTCCCAAATATAAATCAATATGACAGGGAACAGGAGTAGGATTACTTAAAGCATCATAAGCTCTTGGAGTTATAATATAATTTAAATAAAGAGATTTTATTTTACACTCATTACCCACACGGCCACCTTGCCCTAATCCAGTGGCAATTGACCAGTAAGCAATATAAGGCAACATTGGGTAAGCGTTTAGATCAGTGCTCTCAAGTACATTACCAAAAATAGCACCGCCGTTAACTTGAGCAGTTTTATTTTCAATACTAGTTGAAATAGTACGTTTTACATACTTTTTAACAGCAGCAGTAACAGAAGAACTTTTTCGTCCAGCAGCACGTCCTTTTCGGACATAGGTACTGCGCCTTTTGTTTTTTTTTAAACCAGTTTTTTTAAAAAACATATTATAATATTCCTAAAGAAAATAAATTTTACAAATAAAATAATTATAAAAAAAATTTGCGTAAAACTTTAGGAAAATATAATATTTACCAATATTATAATGGAAAAAAAAATAGGCAAAAATAGGCAAGTAGGGAAAGAAGGTAATACTGAACTTCTTTCCCAACCTACCAGAAAAACTTTCTATTGCTTTACGCTCTTCTATAAAACAGAAGATAATATAAATGAACTAAATAGGCAATTAGAATCATTATGTAAAAAATTTATGTACGGACGTGAAATTT